CAAAATGGTGGAATCCGCTGACATGGTCTGATAAAAGTGTTGCAATCGAAGAACACCCCGATATGGTGGACGCAGAAGGTCACAAACTACCTGATATGGAGGATGATAATGAGTGAGAAGAAAGAGGTATAATGACCCATGATAAAATTTCCTGTAAAAATGGATAACTTCCTATGAAAAAACCAATGCGAGCAAATAAGGTTGCGGCGGTCTGCAAGCGACATAAAACCATGAAGGCGGCAGCAGCAGAACTTGGCATTACAGATCGTCAATTGCGCAACTATAAACAGAAATACCCATCAGTGGCAAAAGCCATTCTGCAAGGGCGCAAGATCAAAGGTGACCCGCGTGGCAGAAAAAAGAAGTTTGGCGGTGATGAAGATAAAAAGCGACTGATCGAAGCTGTATTCAAACACCGGGCAGTGATCACACCGATTGCAAAAGAATTAGGCGTTGTGTACCAGACCATCAAAAACTATTATGAGAACGATGAAGAAGTACAACAAGCGGTTGTGGATGCAAACGCAGGAATTCTTGATCTGGCAGAACAGGGATTGTATAGGAAATTGGAGGCTGAAGATTTGCGTGCAATTACGTATGTGCTGGACAGGAAAGGCAAAGACAGGGGTTACACCACAAGAATTGAAAACGTGATCACAGAAAAACCGGCGAAAGGTTACGTTGACGTTTCTCCTGATGATTGGGATGATGAAGATGACAAAACCGAAAATTGAGCTTGGCGCAGCCGCAATGAAACATCTGCAACAATCGCTGAAGGGCGTGGAGCAGGAAAGCGCAGAAGAAAGGCGATTGCGTACAATCAGGGAATGGATGGATGAACACAAGTGGTCAAGTGGCATGTGGTTGAAGTATTGTGCTGAATCAATTGCAGAGAATTTTGGCAATGTGCATGTGCAAAATGGCGTTGTGTTGGTTTCTATTGGTGATAGCATGAGGAACAAGGCGATTATTCACGCGATGAAAGATAACGCAGTGCTGTGGTCAAAGGTGTGGCGTGGCAGTATGTCAGGTGGCGTGTACATCTTTGCAACCAGCGAATATGACCCGAACAAAACACAGATCAGAGTTGTGATTGAGGATAATTGAGGCGAAAGAGGAATGAGCGACAAATATAAACTGTATCAGGGCGATTGCCTTGACATAATGCCGACGTTGGGAAAAGTGGATGCGGTGATTACTGATCCGCCCTATGGGATAAATTATCAGTCCGCCAGGCGGACTGATTCAGAGAGATTTGATGTTCTGGATGGCGACGATTTTGCTCCTACAATGTGGATCAAGATAGCATCTGATATAACATCTGATACATCTTGCTTGTTTATGTTTAGCAGGTGGGACACCGCAGAAGAATTCAGAAAACCAATTGATGTGTATTGGAAGTTGCAATCTCAAGTAATTTGGGATAGAGGCAATCATGGTCTTGGTGATTTAAAAAACAGTATGCGCCAATGCACGATAATTGCTGGTTTGCTACAAGGGGAGATTATCAATTTCCCGGCAAAAGACCGAAGTCTGTTTACAGAAGTATGAGATTGTCTGGTGGAAATCTTGAACACCCAACTAAAAAGCCTATCGAGCTAATGAAAATGATAATTCTTGATTTAACCAAAGAAAACGACCTAATCCTTGACCCATTCATGGGCAGTGGCACAACAGGCGTGGCGTGCATGGAAACCGGGCGCAGGTTCATTGGCATTGAGAAAGAACCGAAGTATTTTGAGATCGCAGAGAAGCGCATCAAGAACGCTGCTGCACAGGAAATAATGTTTTGAGCGCACCAACCAAACAAACCACGTATAAACCGCTGAACTGGCAAATCCCGGCATGGAAGTGCAAAGATTTCACCATGCTATTGACTGGTGCGGCTGGCGGTGGAAAGTCAAGGTGTGGTCTTGAACGATTACACGCGCAGATGTTGAAATACCCGAATTCGACTGGCATCATGGGGCGTAAGGACAGATCGAGCGCGAATAAATCCATTGTGCCATTCATGCGGTATACGGTGCAGGGTGATACAGATTGGGGTGTGTATAAAAAGACTGACAATGTGTTTGAGTATAACAATGGCTCGCAGTTGTGGGTGTTTGGCATGAAGGGCGAAGATCAGCGTGAAGCATTGCGTTCAATCGGCAAAACGGGTGCGGTTGATTTTGCGCTGCTGGAAGAAGCGAACAAGTTTTCCGAAGATGATTATCAAGAGGTCATCGGGCGTATGCGTGGTACTGCTGCCGGATGGCAACAGATCACATTGATGACAAACCCTGACGCACCTAATCATTGGATAAAGAAACGGTTGATTGATGCTGGTGAAGCGGCTGTGTTCTATTCCAGACCAGAGGATAACCCATACAATCCGAAATCGTATATTGAAAACCTGCAAAAGCTGACAGGCGTTTTCCGGTTGCGAATGTGGGAAGGCAAATGGGTGCAGGCTGAAGGCGCGGTTTATCCTGAATATGATGTTGCGAAACACCTGGTTGACTATAAGGATTTCTGGTGGGATAAGACTGGGCGGCATATTGTGGCGATTGACTTTGGTTACACAAATGCCTTTGTTGCGAGTTTGTATTACATAGATCGTGATGGGAAGATGTATAATGTGAAAGAAGTGTACATGACAAATCGGATTGTTGAAGATCATGTGCCAGCAATAAAGCGCATGATTCAAGACGTGAAGGTTGAAGCGTGGATTTGTGACCATGATGCTGAAGATCGTGCTACACTGGAAAAGCACTTGAAGATAACAACCATCCCGGCAATGAAATCAGTAATGATGGGCATCAGCGCAGTGAAGCAGAGATTGAACGAAGAAAGATTGTTTTTTGTGCGCGGTGCGGTTGATCAGATTGATCAAGAATTGGAAATGAAAAAGAAACCAACAGCAACGATTGATGAAATAGACGGTTACAGGTGGAGCGATAAGAAACAAGACACGCCGGTCAAAGAAGATGATCATGGCGTGGATGCGTGCAGATATGGCATTGCATATATCGACAAGGTTGGTCAGAATATAATTGAGATACAACCGCACGCCACGATTGAAAGGTATACGTGATGGAATTCGGAACATGGAAACATGTGGTTTGGGAGAAATCAGAAGGGGTGTATATATTGGCTGAAGCCGATTATGATGAGGATGGCAATTTGTGTGGGTGTTATCCTGCAAACATAATGGGCAATTCTGTTGAGAAATTACAGCAAACATTAGGTGCGATGTATGCGGCAACTGAACAGCCTATAATTCCACACGATGTAGAATTTAAGCAGTATGATCTTGAAAACGCAGCAAAGATGACAAAAGAGCAATTTGAAGAATTTGTTGATGTGTTGAATGATAATCAAGATTTAGATATTGAAGATATAAAACGAATGGCGAATTTGGATGATTTATTTGATGAAAGCGATGAATGATGAACGTTCATCAAAAGGAAAAGTGAACTATGGCAAATGATAATTCAGGACTTATAGCATCTGCACTGGAAAAGACCGCACCGGCACTTGCGCAGTCTGTTGATGCGCGTGGCAGCTTTCAAGACGCTGCACGCGTGCGCGGTGCAAGGGTGCAAATATTCAGAGATTATGTGAATGGTGATCACCGGGCAGACATCACGCAGGATATGAAAGAAATGTTGCGGATTGATGGTGATGACACAGCACAGATGAACCAATTTAATGACAACTATTGTGCCATTGTGGTGAACAAGATGGCATCGCGGTTGCATGTTGGCGAATTCAATACCAAAGAAGAAGCAGCACAGGCGTTCATTGCGGAAACGATTGAGCGCAACAAATACCCGGCGATTGAAGGCAAGATGTTCAGGGGTGCGGTACGTGATGGTGACAGTTACATTTTGACCGCTGAAAAGGTTATAGATGAGGAAAAAGGCATAAGCGATATTATATGGCAGTCCGAACCAGCATATAACGGGTTTTCCGGCATTTATGCAGTGTTCGATATTCAGACACAGCAACCAGTGTGGGCGTGTAAATTGTGGTCTGATGCTGATGTGCAGGATATACCAGAAATCGGCGAAGAAGATGATCAGATTGTGAAGGTGACGGCCTACACAAAAGACAGCATTCACTATTTCGCGGGCTTGGCGAATGGCGATGAAGTCACACCGATGGTTGGCGAAGATGGAAAGCCAGCGGTTGAACAGTGGAATGCAAGCGCATTGCCTGTTGTGCATTTCGTGAATCAGGCTGATAACTATACCGGGTTTGGTGAAAGCGAATTAAAGATTGCTATACCGCTTCAGGATGTGCTAAACCGCACGCTGCATTCAATGGTGATGGCATCAGAACTGGCAGCGTTCAAAATTTACTGGTCAATTGGTATTGCCATTGACAAAAGCGGTATCACACCCGGTTCTGTGATCAATCTTATTTTGAAGGACAGCAACGGTGAAGCGGTCACGCAGATCACCGAAGCACAGGCTGAATTCTTGAAAGCGGTGAAGGTGGGCGAATTTGGCGAAACTGATATTACACAATACACTAATCAGATCGACCAGCTTGTGCGTGAAATCTCGCAGGTCACAGAAACACCCATCTATGGCGTGACAACACAAGGCAACCTGTCTGGTGAAGCGCTGAAACAGCTTGAAATTGGTTTGATTGGCAAGGTTGAAAGATTCCAGCGTGAAAACGAAGATGCGGTGAAACATCTAATAAAACTGACCGCTGAATTGCGAAACAAGCATATAACCAATACGCCAAAGGTTGAAGATTTATCGCTGATGTGGAAACCAGCAGAAATCATTGACGTTGGTGCAAAGGTGGCTGTTCTGGTTGGATTGCGCAAAGATGCGCAAGGTTTATTCACCGATAAATTTTACCGGGCAAAGATTGGTCAACTGCTGGAAATGACAAGTGCGGATATTAAAGAACAAAACGAATTGATGCAGGCAAGCGCGGTGGCAAACCAACTGCTGTTCAGCGGTGCTGGTGGCACTGTGCCGGAAGGGTTAATCTAAAATGGCAGAGCCTTTGACCTTGCAGGAATACATAGCAAAAGTGCTTGACAGTGGTTATAACGCGACTGCTGGCACGATGCTGAAACAGATTGCCACAATCAGCAATCAGCAAGGTTCACAGATGCAGCGTGCATTGTCTGCGCTGGATGATGAAGCGCAAGTGCTTGATGAAGCTGGCGAATTGTTCACAAAGAATAATGAGCAATTGAGAAGCGCGCTGTCAGCATATTCCGGCGTGACGCTGGCAGCACAGACGCTAATTGGTGGAAACGATAATGCAATACAGAATTCAGGCGTTATCGTAGCACCGCAAGCGGTTACAGCGAAAGTGTGGCAGCAGATCACAGCGCAGATGCTGGAAGCTGGAATGAACCCGATTCAATCAGCACAGCGAACGGTGTTCATGGATGCGCTGGTTGACGCTGGCATTCAATGGGGTTTTCCATCTGGCACTGACTTTGTTGAAAACTTTGTTGATTCACCGCAATGGATTGCGCGCCTTGAGTCATGGGGTGAAGGGTATGCAGACCTTACCAGAAATACCATATTGCAGGGCGTTGAACAGGGTTTGAATCCAAAGACGATTGCAGGCACAATGCGCCAACACGCGCAGAACATACCAACATGGGCTGCTGAAAGCCTGACCAGAACATTGCAATTGACTTCATACCGGAATGCATCAGCAGCAATGGAACAGATCAATGGTCAATTCATCGGTAAGAAAATCAGGGTTGCAAAGCTGGATGATCGAACCTGCCTGACCTGTGTGGCTTTGCATGGTACTGAAGTGCCTGTTGGTCAAGAAGTGCAAGATCACGCCAATGGCAGATGCGATGCAATCTATGTGCCTGCTGGCGGCGCAATGCCAACGGTGATGCAGGCTGACAGTAAACCGGGTGAGCGTAATTTTGTGAAATTCCAAACTGGTGAAGAATGGTTTGCAGGATTGCCGGAAAGCAGGCAAGCGCAACAGGTTTCATTTGCCAAAACACCAGCGAAATTCAACGCATACAAAGACGGTAATCCGCTTTCCTCTTTTGTTGGAAAGTATGATGATAGCGTATTCGGCGAACAGCCGATTGAATTGAGCCTGAAGAAAGCGTTGGGCGCAAACAAGGGCGCATCGTATTACATGGCGAATCAGGACAAAGATGAATGAAATTGAGTTTGATGAGCTAAACGGAAAAATGCAAAGATATGTAAGATGGTTTCAGTCACGTGGTTGTGATCTGAAAATGTGTTTTGACGATGGTGCTGGCTATCAATCCGCACAACTGTGGATGCAGTATGATAATGTGATATTGCTTGAATACCAGCAAGGAAAGATAACGGTGATTATTGATGAATGAACTGAACGAAAAACAAAAGAAATTCCTGATGGCATTACGGCAAGGTTTATTGCTGATCGTGGATGCGATTGAATCTTACGTTGGCATGGACATGCGTACAGCAGAAGTGCGCAAGGTTCTGAAGGCGTTGCAAAAACAGGGAAAACGTGTATAATGTAATTACCTCTTGGGTTCTCCTTATTATTGGTAGACAAAAAACCGCCTGTGACTCCTTCAGGTGGTTTTTTGCGTGTGATGAACGTTCATCATTCTTAGAACATAATAGAACGTAATATTAGAGATTGTGCAAACCCCTTGACTTGTGGGTACAATCATGTATAATATAGATAGTTGAACGCAGAACACTAACAAACGAATAAATGAGGTGACCAAATGTATAACGAAAATAATCACATCTATGCTGAATGCCCTGACTGCGGTGAAAACACACTGGTAAACGCAGATAATCCCGAAGAACTTTACTGCGAAAATGGTTGTTGCGAAGGCGAAATTATCTTTGCACTACACCCCAATTATGTACCCGCAAACGGTTATTATTAGCCAAACAGACCGCCGGAAGGCGGTTTTTTTGTTTAAGATAGTGTATAATAAAAATAAACTGTGAGGTGATAAAAATGGTAGTTGTGAAAGAAATTGTTGACGCGACTGGCTTTGTTGAGGAAAAACAAAAGCAATTCAAGTTTCCTGAATGCGCTGATGTTCGGATTGATGGCGGCAAGCTGTCTTATATGCAATTGATTGGATTAGGCTTGTTTGATGTTGTTGTTGATCACATTATGAGAAAAAATAATTTGAAATAGATCGCAGAAATCAAAAAACGCCAATCTAAGGCGTTTTTTCTGTTTAACCAACCAACCACGCACATACAACCACACAAATGCTGTAACCACACTAAATTCAAAACTGGTGGGCAAATTTTTGCATTAGCACTATAAAATATGGTATTATGGTGAGTGACAAAAAGGTTGTCCGTCTTTACGGAACACCGCAAACGCAGATCAAATGCGTTGGGCGGTGTTTTTTTATTTTACGTGCGTTCACGATACAACGAAAGGATAATTGAAAATGTTTGGTAACGATTTGGTCTTTAACAATATGCTGTTTGACGAAGATGGTGGCAGCGGTGGTTCTGATGCTGGTGATGATGCAGGCACTACAAACAACACAGATCAGGACAAAGAAAGAAACAAACCTGTCAACATTCCGAAATATCGACTTGATCAAGAGATTGCAAAGCGCAAGGCTTTGGAAGAACGATTGAGCAAGATTGAAGAAGAACAGCGCACCGAAGCTGAAAAACGTTTGAAAGAACAGAATGAATGGAAACAGCTTTATGAACAGGCAAACGCAGAGCTTGAAGAAGCAAAAACAAAGGTTTCTGACTTTGATGCTATGAATTCAAGCATCGAAGAAATTTACCAGAACAGCATCAAAGATTTGTCTGAAGAAGCGGTTGGCATGATTCCTGAACAGCTTACAACACAACAGAAGTTGCAATGGGTAACGGCACACAAGGCGAAACTACAACGCAAACCCATGCCTAATGTCTCTGCTGATGGGCGTTCTGACAACGGTGGTGGTGGCGGCGATTATGGGCTGACCCCCGAAGAAATCGCAACTGCACGAAAATTCGGTATGTCGCCAAAAGATTACGCTTTATCAAAAGATGGAAAACTTGACGAAATTGGAAAAAATTAACTAGAAACAAAAAGGATGAACAATTATGGCAGCTCCTGCTTATACTTGGGAATTTGTTTATGATCTTTGGGGTGATCGTGTCCCGAAGATTGCTGTACTTCCGGCAGCCGCGTCACTTGACACAGTTGACGGAACATTGGTTTATTTGAATTCTGGGGCAGTAACCGCAGCTGGCGCATCTTCAAGCACTTTGCTTGGGATTGCTCGCGAAACTGTGACCAGCGCAACCGCCGGTGACCCTGTGCGCGTTGAATTGATTGGTTTTGGCATGGTCATTCGTGGCACTGCTGACGCTGACGCTTCCGCACTTGCACCGTTTGTCAACAAGACCGTTGATCTCAACGCTGATGGTAGTCTTGACGTTGCTGACACTTCAAATGGTTGTCTGGCTGTGTTCAAGACTTCTGGCACAAGCGACACAATCGTTGACTGTGTGATCACTGAATCTGACATGGCAGCGGTAAACTAAAAGGATGGTGAAATAAGATGGCTGGAACAATGATTTCTTCTAATTGGGCACGCTCTGTTTTGCCCATCATGCGCAACCAATGGTATCAGCGCATGCAAGCAACACCATCTGCTGTTATGCAGTTATTTGGTGTTGAATCCTCAAATTCTTCAGTTGAATATTCTGAAGGCATAGGTGATTATGGTCTTGTGCCTGAATACAATCACCTTGATGACACTGGTAGCAATGCAATCGAGTATGATAAATTCTCCCGGTTGTATGAAACCACATTTACCCACAAGGAATACGCCAAAGCAACCAGCATTGAACGCAAACTTGTGGATGACGAGAATTATGGGCTGATCAATCGGCGCGCTCGTATGCTTGGTACTTCATTTGGTCAGACTCGCGCCAGCCATGCCGCAAGCGTTTTTGAAAACGCATTCTCTGGCGTGCTTGGTAGTGACGGCGTTGTTTTGTGCAGCGCATCTCACCCGAATCGACCTGATGACACCAGCACAACTCACAGCAACTTGGGCACTTCCGCATTGTCTGATGCTTCTGTGAAAGCAACCTTGATTGCTGGAAAGAGCATGGTTGATGACCGCGGCAACCCCCTGCCTGCAAACTATGACACAATTGTTGTGCCTGCCGAACTTGAACCGACTGCATGGACAATCGTCAATTCAATCAATCAGTCTGGTACTGCTGACAATGATGGCAACTATGTTGGTTCAAAGAACCTGAAGGTTATTACCGAAGTTTGGCTGACCGATGCAGACAATTGGTTCATGGTTGACAGCTCGCTGTCACAAGATCACCTGCTTTGGTTCAACCGGGTAATGCCTGAATTCGATATTGATGCAAACAGCAATTTCAATCTGGTTGCAAATTATCGTGGATACATGCGTTACAGCTTTGGCTGGGATGACTGGCGGTTCATTTACGGTCATAACGTGTCCTAAACACTGATCTAAACGGCGCAGGGTGGGCAATGGTGTTCACCCTGCACAAACTAACAACAATCTAAAATTATAGTCTTTTCTTATAGCAGTTAATCGTGGTTGCCGCCACTAAACCCTATAAGAAGGTACTGAAAGGAAAGATTATGGCAACTCATTTTTCTGGTGAAGTAGTATCAACAAACGGTTTCACTGGTGACATCACCGGCGATGTGACCGGCGATGTGACTGGTCAGGTTTTTGGCAATGTCACCGAATACACATCCAGTGGCGCAATCGCCTTAACTGACAGTTTCGCGACCTTTAACACGACCAGCGGTTCTGCCGCAATGACTTTGGCAGATGGAACAGAAGGGCAGTTTCTTGGACTTTCGTTCACCACAGATGGTGGCGATTTGGTTATAACGCCTGCAAACTTTGCGAATGGAACTAGCATCACATTTGCAGACGCGAATGATTGTGCTTCTTTAGCATTTGATGGAACGAACTGGCACATTATATCAAATGTTGGCGGCACGATTGCATAGGCGGTGACATATGGCAGTAACAACTACACGAAGTGATTTGAGCGGTGCTGATGGTTTCAATTCTTTGAGAAAAGACAATGAAACTGGCACGGCAGCAATCACTTCTTCAGCCGCCATTGTCAAACCAACGCGACTGATCAGCGTTTCTTGTAAATTCAACGCAGCACCGACAACCAGTGAAAATTTGACGATAACGGCAAATCTGGCATCGGGTGCGGTTTATGATGTGCTTCTGTACAGCGTTGACCCATCTGCCAGCAGCTTGACTGATCTTGTATGGCTGCCTGATGAACCAATGTGGTTTTATGATGGCGATTCAATTGATATTGCTTACACCAACACCGACACTGAAGATTATGGCATTGAAATTGTGATGATGGAATCAGTCTGATGACCGCAATAATCAATGGCGCAATTCAAGATGAATTCAGTGGAAATATAAGCACTGATGGATACATCACTGGAAAGAAGGTTGGTGTATTTGCGGCGTTGAACGCATCTGCTGACACAACTGTGACCACAGCAGGCACGTATTACCCAATTGCAGGCACGTTCACTAATGACCCCTTTGAAGATTTTGGCGCGGCAACGGTTCACACACCGGGCATCAAATATGAAGGCACGTTGACACAGTATTTTGAAATTGACTGGCACGCAACGTTAAGCGCGAATGGCAACAATAAAACCGTTATTTGCGCAGTAGAAAAGAATGGTGTTGTTGTAACGTCAAGTCAGATGGGCAAGTTTTGCAAAACAAGTGGCGAGCTTTATAATGCTTCTGGAACTTGCGTGATTGAGCTTGCAGAAGATGATGAAATTCAGTTGGTTGTAACATCAAGCGGAAATGGTGACATTATAACGTTTGCAAATTACACAACCAGCATTACTGAATTCTTTGACTAAGGATAAAACATGGTAGCAATAATCAATGGTGAATCACAGGAATCACAATTTGAAACATCAATTGCTGAAACCATAAAGATGCACCGCACAACTATTCAAAATGGCTCAACCGCAAACGCGTGGACAGATTGCGACACATTTACTGTGATCGCAGACGAAACGCAAGGTGGCATTGCCACATTGAATGTTGATGGCAAAACGCTCGAAATTCTCAAAGATGGACTGTACCAGTTTGGCGGTTGTCTGCATGTTCAGAACAATACCGCTGGCGTTTTCTCTGGTATCACCGTTTTAAGTAGGCTAGTGCAGGATGGCACAGAAATGCGCTGTTCACAACGTGGCTATGTTATCAATATCGCTGCTGGCGGTGAAGATGTATTGAGTTACAACGGCACTGCTGCTTTAGCGGCTGGTGAAGAAGTGAAATTGCAATACTACACTGACAACACAAACGTTGACTTCTTCAGTGATTCAAACTTTGACAACGCGGTGGCTTATACGCTCTGGTTGATCAGAGTCGGCGAGCTTGAATAAAGGTGGTTTAGATGGCAGCAGATTTTAGCTATAACAGCAATCTTTCAACTGATCTTGATTTGGTCAGGTTTCATTGTGGCGACAAGTATGAACAAGGTTATTACTTGGCGGATGGTGAAATCAACTACTGGCTAACGGAAAAAACAACCGTTGGCGGTGCTGTTGTTGCATGTATTCAGCACATCATTGCTTTGTTATCGCAACCAAACTTCAAACTTGACTGGATGAGCGTAAGCAATGAAGAAGCGCGCAAGGGTTTTGAAAATCTGTTGAAAGAAAAAGCGCAGGAATTCGGCATCTCATTATTCAACGTTTCTGGTACTGCTACGATTTCCAGCGGATATCGGGCAGACAGCAACAAGACCGATGAAGATTACACCGGAACTGGTGCGAGTACGCGAGCATGAAACATTTACCGAATACTCAACTAACTGGAAACATGGCGCGAAGGATGGCACAGCAATTCTTTGTGGATGTGGCTTATATCCTGTCTGATAAACAAACCGGGCAAGATGATTATGGGCAGCCAGAAGTTGAAACGCGCGAGAATGAAATCAAATGCTCATTCACCGACAAACCCAAAGCTGAAATGTGGCGCGCAGTCGCTGACGTTGAAAGCATTGATGCAGAAATTCGGTGGATTGCAAACGAAGGCGATGAAACGCCAAACAAGTCAGACCGGGTGCGCATTGTACAGCACTTTGAGAACGGCACTTATGAAGCTGGTGTGTTTGAGATCATCGACATTCGTGATCGTGGCACATTCGGTTATATGTGCGCATTGCGCAAGGTGCAAATCTGATGGCAGTGAAAACAACGGTCAATGACAAAGGATTTCAGAAGTCTTTGAAAGACATTGTCATTACAAAATCTGAATTGCTCGCAGTTGAAGGTGCGGGCGCAAGGAACATTGCAACCGCACAGAAAACGCTTGTGCCTGTTGATACTGGTGCAACGCGTGCATCAATTGGCTCGCACATTGTTTCTGTTTCAGAAGAGCGCATCGTTGACGAAGTTGGCGCAGAAACAGAATACGCACCATTCGTTGAACTCGGAACATCAAACACGAATTACCCAATGCAGCCATTTGTCAGACCGTCTGTGTTTGGGCGCGAGAAAAGTATTTTTGCTGACATGGCGGATGCTTTCTTTATGACAGTTTTGCGCAGATGGAAAGGCAAGGTGCAACGATGACAGGCGAACTTCTGAAAGAAATGCGTAAGGTTATGATCGCTGATGATCAGATTACATCTGTGTTTGGAACTGCTGACGATTATCTTGGCACGCGCATCTATGTTGACCACGTGCCGGATATACCAGAACCAACCGATGAAGATGACGGCGTGAAATACCCATTGGCGTTGTTGCGCAGTGTGGCAACTGGTGCGGAATGGGCAAAGAATTCAAGCAATCACCGGCGTGGGCTTCTAAGATCACAAAGAACGCTTGTGCAGTGCGATGTGTGGGCAGACGACCAAATAGACCGCTCAACCGCTGTACGTGCCATAGAATGCACAATTTTGCGTTCTGAAGGCGACTGGAATGATATAAGCGTTGGGTTCTTGACCAGCAACGAAGTGCGCACGCTGTATGATACAGACAATCGAAAATTCAGATCAATTATTGAAATTGAGGTTGGTTACAATGGTTAGAAAGAAAAAAGTAAAACCTGTTGAAGAAGAATGCGAACCATGCGCAGAGAAACGCGCTGATGAACGTTCATCAAAGCAGCTTGAAGAACTTGCAGCAATGGTTGATGCAGAAGCTGAACCTATTGCTGATGAAAAGAAAAAAGAACTGCCAAAGTCGCTTGATGACTTGGTGAAACAAGAATTTTTCAAAGGCGTAATACCTGTATGGCGATGTAATGCAGGATGCGACCACATGATGAATTCAAAAGACGATATGATCTTGCACGCGCTGACAAAGCATTTCACGCCAGAAGAAGCAAATCAAATTGTCTCAACAGTTAAACTTTAGAAAGGTATGGTGAATTATGGCTGAAACTTTAATTGCAACACAAGCAATGCAAGCACCGTTTGCAGATGTGGCTGCTGGTGGGATTGATTTTGTATTCTCCGCTGCTGACAACGTGAATGGTAATTATTACGTATGCACCGGGCGTGAAATCCTGTTGATGAACAATCCATCAGGCGGTGCGCTGACTGTGACAATTACCAGCGCGGATGACGCATTCAATCGCAGCGAAGATATTACTGATTATTCGTTAGCGGCTGGTGATTTTGCGTACTTTACTGGTGGACTGACCACACAGCGCGGATGGATGACCAGCGGAACGCGCAACATTGTTGTGACCGCTTCAAGTGCTGACGTTGATTTTGCGGTGCTTCAGTTACCGTAAGAAAGGAAAAGTGAATTATGACTTGTCAAACAAGTAATGCTGAATGGGCAGCCGGTGCAAGGTTGTACATGGGTGATTTAGCAACACCGACTGTGTACACAGAAATCGCAGAGGTGCGCGATATGTCACCATTTTCTGCAACACGCGATGACATTGATGTGACCAGCAGAGGAACGAGCGCGAGCAATTCAAGTGGCTGGCGTGAGTTTATCGGCGGTTATCGTGACGGTGGCGAATTGACATTTGAGGCTAACTGGCTCATTGGCGATGCAACACAAGACGAAGTGACCGGGTTGCTATACTGGTTTTCCAGTAATGATACACCGCACCCATGGCGCGTAGTGTCACCGTCTGGTTTACGAAAAATGGAATTTTGCGGTTATGTGTCTGGTTTCGAACCGGATTACCCGCTTGAAGATCGTGCTGCTTTGTCTGCAACCATAAAGATTTCTGGTGCAGTCACCGTCAGTGACGTATAAACTAGATTAAAAAGGTGAAATAATGACTGGCTCAATCAAAGATCAAATTCTTGGCAAAGATGATTTGCACACTAAAGAAATTGAAGTACCTGAATGGGAAATGACAATTCACATCAAGCAGCTTTCAAAAGCGCAGGTAGATTCGTTTCAGAGACTTGCTATGAAAAACACAGTGCGCGTGACAGATAATGACGGATCAAAGGTAGAACAGACCGTTGATTATTCCGGTCTTGATGCGTGGGTTTGTGTTCGTGGAATTGTTGACGAAGATGGCAACCGCGTATTCATGAACAAAGATGAAAGCGCGCTGAAAGATAAAAACCCGAATGCGGTTGGCGCAATCGCTGTTGCCATTCTTGAACATACTGGTTTGTACAGCAATCCAGATGATGAAGATGATTTACAGGATAAAACCTTAAAAAAATGATCGCAAACCCAATGTTATTGTTTGACTATCGGTTAGCAATGGCATTGGGTAAAACGATAGAAGAAATCAACCAAATGCAATATGGTGAATATATTGGCTGGTTGGCGTATGAAACACTTGAACCGTTTGGTTATAGCGTAGATGAAAGACGATATGCAAACCAGATGCAACTAACGCAGAATTTAGGTGTGAGCAAAAAATCAGACCGAGAGACTGCAAAGTCATTTTTCTATGATGGTATCAAAGAAATGAAAAAATGGCTCGATAAAAAGACAAGTGCGAAGCGCAGAGATGAACTGATGAAAACACCTGAAGGGCGCGAAGAACTGGCAATGATCGAAGAACGCCAAATGGGTGCAATGTTCAGCAGTCAAGGTTTTTCTGTAAACAAAGGTGAGCGTGATAAATGGCAACAGGCACTACGGCAGCAACAATTGCGGCGCAGTTAACACTAAACGCTAAAGACTTCAACAAAGGCATTGAAGCTGCGAGCGACAAATCAACCACATTTGCCAAAAACTTCAAAAACGTTGGCAAATCAATAACGAATGTTGGAAAGACAATGGCGATTGCTGGTGCATCTATAACAGCAGGCATCACCGCGCCTACGGTTGCGCTTGTCAAACTTGGTGGTGAAGTCGCTGGTATTCAATCAGCATTCAATAGCATGGTTGAAGGTTGGGGGAAAGATGCAGATGAATTTCTAAAACACACACAAGAAGTGTCAAACGGCATGATCAGCAACACCGAAATAATGAAAAACATGAACCTTGCGGCGGCGTTGGTTGGTGATGAATTTGCCCAAACGTTGCCCGATGCAATGGGATTGTTGCAGAAGGCGGCAGCGGCGACTGGGCAAAGTCTTGATTATATGCTGTCATCTTATACAACAGGTATTGCGCGAGAATCAAAAATGATTCTTGACAATCTTGGTTTGTCCATTGATTTGGCGGCAGCAAAAGAAGAATATGCAATCAGTATTGGAAAAACAACGGAACAGCTAACGGCGCAGGAACAAAAGATGGCGTTGACGGTTGCGACTTTGGAAGGTCTGAACAAAGCTTATGGCAACATGCCTGATGTGCCTGACCAGACAGTTGCAATTGCCCAAATGGAAACAGCATGGGCGAACCTGAAAGACACGCTTGGTCTTTTCTTGGCAGAAGCATTGACACCGGCAATTCAGGGGTTGAACGAATTGGCGCAGGATCATTTACCAAAGATTCAAGAATGGCTGAACAGCATGGATGAAGAAACAAAAAAGAACGTTGGCAGTATGCTTATGCTGACAATGGGACTGGGCGCATTGATGCTTGTTTTGTCACCCGTTGTGATGGCGATTGGCTCGCTGGTTTCTGCATTTTCTGGTTTGGCTGGTTTGCTTGGTGCTGGTGGTGGTGCAGCAGGCGCGGCGGCTGGTGGCGGAGGTGTTATTGCTGGTTTTAGTGCACTTGTTGGCGTTTTAACAAGTGCTCCGGTTGTCATCTTGGGCGTTATTGGAGCACTCGGTCTCATGGGTGTTGCACTTTCGGAATGGGCTGAAAATAATGAAAATGTTACGATGCACTATGAAGAAACCGCTAAGCGTGTTCAAGAGGCAACTGAAAATAATACAGCCTCAATATACAATGCCAATAACGCATGGGTTGAAGCGTATCATAATGGAAATATTGGTATTCAAGAATCAATCAATTCATACTCTGGTGCTCTTACTGCAATGGCTAATACCACTGATGCAGCCGCAGGAGGTATTTCTGGTTCAATAACTGGAGCTGCCAACGCGACAGGAGAGGCGTCAGAAGGTGCAGTCTCAGCAATTGGCGGGTGGATTGGCGCACTTCAGGAATTGGCAAAAGGAACAGACGCAACGGTTGCAGGAATGCAAGCGATGGTATCTTCTGCAAAAGCACAAGCAGCTTCAGCGGCACGCTGGACAGGACTGGCTAATTCATATGCAGGCAGCGGTGGTGCTGGATTACGTTCAGATCAGGGGATTGTGACGCCATATGGCATTGCTCCAGTTAGCGCATCAAGCAATTCAATTGCAATGTCAATGAGATACGCAAACCGCATGGGCTTTGGCAATCCATTTGCATCTGGTGGTGGCAGCGCGACATCGTATCGTGGCGGTGGTGGTAGCACGACATCGTATCGTGGCGGCGGCGGCGGGTATGGCTCTGCTGGCACTGGCGTTGATCTTGGCGGTGGTGGTGATGGCACACCCGATGTTTACTTTGCACCAGGTGCAATCACCGTAACTATTCAAGGCAATGCAGATGATACTGACATCCGCAACAGCGTGAAACTTGGCGTTTGCGATGCGTTGCGTTCAGTTGGATATGGATAGATAAAATGACATATACACTTGCAAGAATTGACACTTTTGAACTTCCTGACCGATTGCCAGCGGATGACGTTGGTACTGGTCAGGTAAAGACACCGTTTGTTGACGTTGACTTTGGCGGTGCGTTTGATTTGCGCAGAAATGATGATAGTGTATTCGGCTCGCGCACACTTCAAAAACGATGCTTGTTTTATTTCTCTGATCAAGACGAGCGCGAAACGTTTTTCAGGGATTTGCGTGGCTATGTTGGCGTTCCTGCAAAGCTATTCCGCACATGGGATGATGGAACTGATGAATGGGTATCGTGCAGGCTTGCAAACATTCGCGGAACGCGCACACTAAATAATGTTTTACATCAGGAAGTTACTCTTATATTCCAGATTTATTCACCGTACTGGCGCGGCTCATATAATGGCGCATGGACATTCGACAGTGGAAAAAAGTTTGATTATGGGCTTGAATTTGACAGTGGTGATGATTACACATTCAATGTGACTTCTGGTGTTTCGTTTGATGTGGTGCATGATGGCAACACAATTGCCAAAGACCCCATTATTACAATCACATCTGGAAGCGCGGCGATCACATCGGGTTCACCTGCATTGACGATTTCTGCCAGCAATATTGAACTTGAATATGATGCAACAATCAATGCTAATGAATCTCTGGTTTTGAATTGTGGAAACTTCAGCGTTGAAAACAACGGCGTTGACGATTATGCGAATTTCTCGCGTGGCTCAAATCACAAGATCAACGAATGGTTCAGGCTTCCAGCAGGCACAACAGAGGTTACGTTGACGTTTACTGGCGGCGGCGGTGGTGTTACTTGTGAATTTGCATTCTACGATGGGCATCAATAAGGACATATAAACATGTTAGTGGAGATTCAAAATTCCAGCGGTACAAAACTTGGCGTGATTTCAACTGTCACGAAATGGGAAAGCGTCAAGCGGCTCAACCGGGCTGGAACATTCAAATTTGAAATGCCTTTGACTGATGAACGATCATCACTGATACAAGAAAAACGCGTTGTGTATTGTTACCGGGTGCTTGGTGGCGTTGGCGGCAATCTTGAACTTGTTGGCAGCGGAGTGATTGACAACATCAATGTTGATGTAAACCCATCGACAGGCAAAAGCACATTGACCGTTTCAGGTGATGATTTGTTTAGAGAATTAGTTAATCGCACAGTTGGAAGGTTGAAATTGCAGACCGCTGGCGGCGCGCCTGTCTCAACCGGACTGGCTGACATTATGGCGTTTGCGCCTTCTGGCTGGTCATTGGATACTGTGAATGGATACGCAAGCACCGGGAACGCTGTTTATGGCTCATTCTTTGGCGAATCTGTGCTTGGTGCATTGTCAACATTAGGGCGCAATGCTGGCGAATTCTTCAGGCTTGGCGAAGGGCGCAAGGTTGTGTGGCTGCGTGACGATATAGATGAAAGTGGTTTGCGTGGTTATCAATCGCTTGACCCTGATGCGGCAAACAATGAAGATGCTGTGTTGATCACCAGCTTGCGCGAGCAACAAAAAACTTTTCAGCTTGTGACGCGTGTATACCCATTTGGCGCAGGCAATGGCGATGATCGGCTTACGCTTGAAGCAGCAACGGAAACACCGCCTGCCGGGTACACATTCAGCAGTGACAGCAAGGGGTATTACATTGAGCGCGATGATGCGGTTACAGATTATGGACTGATCGAAAGACAGATTGCGTTTGACGATATTGCAGCGGTTTCAAATACTGACAATGATGTGGAAAGCGCAGCAAACCAGCTTTTCAATACTGCGCTTTATTGGTTACAGATTCAGAGTTTCATTACAAAAGAATATTCTGTGACAATTGCCAAACAGGACAAAATCATTGAACCGGGCGAAACCATAAAGATTGAATGGTATGAATGGGTTACAGACGAAAATGGCAATCAGGTTGAAGCGTTCAGCGTAAATGATGATATGACCATATTAGAATCAACAACGCGCGTGACAGATGAAAGCGTTGAAACGCCAAATGTGATTGTGTCAACGTCTGCTGCATGGGCGAAAAATTGCGCTGATATTGTGGCAGACAGCATCGCCTTTGGCACAGTGTACGCGGCACATGCACAATTTGCCAGGTCTGTTGACAGTCAATCGGAATCACAAGCGATGGACAGCAGCAATGATTTTAGCATGCGCTGGTGGTTTGGCGAAGAAATTGCGATTGTGAACAGCGTGAAACTGCGATTCAGAATTGACCCGCTGGTGAGTACGGCAACTGGCGCATCAAGTGGTGGTGGCTCAACGTCTGGTTCTGGTGGTGGGACAACTGTTTCAAGTACGGCAAATGGCGGTACTCATGCCCATGATATTACATTCACGAGTGGTTCTGCTACAGCAGATGTTGGTTTGATTGGTGGAGCACTTGTCACTTCCGGCAGCACAGTTTCTTCATCTACTGATGTTCAAACAATCCAGCACACACATAGTGTTACGGTTCCAAATCATACTCACACAACTCCCAATCATTCACATGGCATTTCGTATGGTGTGTTTACTGATACCGCTGGCAACACGTTTTCACTTTCTGATCTTACAATTACCGTAAATGGTGGTTCTGATATTTCCAGCAGCGTGACGAGCATCACAGGTGGCTGGTATGAATTAGATATTACAGATGAGGTCAAAGATTCTGCTACACTAAGACCGAAACAAGAAAATAATGATGTAACGTTTAGCACATCTCAAAAGCGTGGCACGATTAAGACTGACTTAACAATGGTCACAGCAGTGCAGGCGATTGGATTATAAAAAGGAATTAGACTATGACAACGAATTTTCACACCCCGATTACAACCGGCGCAGACGCTGATGCTTCTGTTGTTAATTCGCCATTGGCTGAACTTGACAGCGCGATCAATGACATTAATTTCACATACTCTGGTGTTGGCAATGAATACCTGGATGGCTCTGGTGCGTTTTCCATTCCATCAGGTACGGGGCCAGGAATAAACGGTCACGTAATCACAGATGAAGGCGGCGCAGATTTACCGCAACGTGCAAAAATGGATTTCATTGGCGATTTGGTTGTAGCTTCTAATGGTGCTTCGGCAACGGAAGTTTTGATTGAATTGACGAATGATACTTCTCCTGTTTTTGGTGGAAACCCTGATCTTGCTGGTAATTACCTATTTGATAGTGTTGGCAATGTTGAAATTAATGATGCACTTGATGTGACTGGAACTGTAACTGTTACAACTGGCGATGTTGTGCTTGACAATATCAAAGAATATCAGATCGAAGATTCTGGCGGTACGGCTCGCTCGATGGTCAAGCTCACCGGTAG